GAGATTTGAACGTCAGCTTGCTTCCCGCTTCCGGGAATACGGCTATGACGCGCGAAGGACAGCGCAGTATTGCGGGAATACGGGAGATGCTTCTGACGTGATCGGACTCCCTGGTATCCATGTGGAGGCGAAACACCAGGAGCAGATGCGGCTCTATGAATGGATTGCACAGGCCAAGCGTGATGCGGCAGCGGGGGGCGGCAACGCCCTTCCCGCCGTGTTCCACAAGAAGAACAATGCAGAAATCCTGGTTACGATGGAATTTGACACATTCATGAAGCTATACAAGGAATGGTGGGAAAACAGCGATGCTTAAACGCAAGTGTTCGTGGTGCGGGAAGGTCATGGAGTTCAAGTTGGGGGAGCCTGTCAAGTCGTTCTGTTCCAAACAATGTTACAGCATGGACAGAGAAAAGCGGTTCGCGTGGGAGGACTGCGGCCCTCCTATGCCTCCGCTGAAAGTTGAGAACATCACGGATGAGGGCTATATCGCTCTTGTGAAGGCCATTGTAGCCCGTGCAAGCCATGATGTGACCCATTTTAAGCCTGATACACAGATTCGTGTTCAGGCGGAGAAATTCTTTGAATCTGAATACTTCTCCAACCTAACCGGGCTTGACGGGCATTCGATCCTACGGGATTTGCAGGATTTGGGTAAAAAGAAAGGCCCTGACAAGCGCGGGAGAAAACGTTGCCGCGTTGTGCAGTGTATCGAAACTGGTGTTGTGTACAACAGCATCAAGGAGGCTGCTAAGGCGTGTAACTGCCCTCCTTCGACGATTCAAGACGTATGCGCGAAAAACGGAAGGCGCAACAGGGCGGCTGGTATGCACTGGCGATATGTAGATAAGGGAGCGATTGGATGAATAACGTTGTACATAACTGGAAGGTGTTCGGGCTGGAAGACTCTGTGAGGGCGAGTCGGTATCCTATGGCGGTCAACGTGGATGATGTTGCATTCGGCATCACGGACAAGGTGCGCAGTCTGGCGAACGCTCCCAAGGGCAGCGGTCACGATCAGTTCCTGACGGGCATTGTCGTGCAGTTTGACCTGACCTTCTCCATCAAAGCATGGGTGGAGGCAGAGAGGTATCACTTCTTGGACTTTGTGTCAAGCCAGTCTACCATGCACAGGATCATGAAACTTGACCCTCTGATGCAGTGCAATGAGTATGTCACGGTTGACACGGTATGGCATTTGACACGGTTGGTGAGGGAGTACAACGAGAATCCCACGCCTGAAAACTATCTGAAGGTGCTGTACAACGTGCCTGTGGGCTTCCGGCTGACGGCCCGAATGACCACGAACTACAGGCAGTTGAAGACGATTTACAGTCAGCGCAGGACGCACAGACTACCGGAATGGCGGGAGTTCTGCAAGTGGGTGGAGGGACTGCCCCATTCGGACTTCATCACGGGAGGGAATCAAGCGTGAAGTATCAACTGACATGCCCGAAATGTAGACATGAATTTGCCTATGATAACGGGTATTACGACAAGAATATTGAAAAGCTGGGGCATGAACTTCATGAAATGTCAATCCAGCTTGCGCAGTATAAACTGCTTCCCCCTGCTGAGAAGAGGCGGAAACAGGCATGGAGGGACAAGCTGATATTAGACAAAGCCATCAAGACGAAGGAACTAAGTGAGTTGAAAGCTATTCGCAAAGTTTGCGATCAGCAACTCAAATCTTACGAATACCTTGTGTTCAAGGAGCTTGTAAAGGAACGTTACGGCGAAGCGGTGTACAAGGATTTGCTGGAAAAGACAGATGCGGAACTTGCGGCCTACAAGGCAAGCGGCCTGATGCGTCATGAGTACAGCAGGAAAGGTGGCACAGGAGTAACCAGCATCAACAAGTTATAACACAACGGGAGGTGAACCACATGTCGGAACACAGGAGGCCAACACAGAGACAGCGGGTGCTTGATTATATGCACCAGTTCGGGAGTATCACACAGCGTCAGGCGAGTTTGGATTTGGGCGTTTCCCGCCTTGCTTCCCGGATTTCTGAAATCAAGAAGATGGGTATTCCCGTCGTGAGCGAGTTTGAAGCGGTCAAAAACAGGTTTGATGAGACTTGTTACATCAAGCGTTACAAGCTGGGGGAAAAGCAATGAGTACGATTGTTGATCTGACCGGGAAGCGATTTGGGCGGCTTGTCGTGCTGGGCATGGAGGACTTGCGTGGGAGCAAGGGACACAAAAATGCCGTTTGGCTGTGTCGGTGCGACTGCGGGAAAGAGAAGGTCGCGTACAGCATGAATCTCCTGCGAGGGAATACGACCTCCTGCGGGTGCTATGCGCGAGAGGTACACAGTCAGATGCTCAAAGATATGTGGGCGATGTGGAAGGGGGCGAAAGGCAATGACCATGTACGCGAATCGTCAGCAGAGGCGAAAATCGGAACGTGAGTATCGGAAGATGCAGAACAAGCTGAACAACTTCGACAAGACGTTAGACCTTGCGGAGGCGGTTCGGCAGCATGGGTATTCGGATGGCTGGAAGGACGCTTGTGACTTCTGCATGAAGGTATGCTACGCCAGTTCTGTGAAGGCTTTGCACGACCTGGAGGGCTACGGCTCGAAGCGGAATACGCGCTTCCTGCGGAAGATGGATTGGTACGTCACAAACGCGATGACCAGCGAGGAAGCCATTGAGGAAGCCTTCGCCAAGGGTGGGGTGGCAATCAGTTTCAGAGAGCCATTTGAGGAAGACCGGGTGCAGGAGGTAAAGAAGAAATGAACGTTGTGATTGCTCTGCTGCTGATTGCCCTGGGCATGGGCATTGATGCTATGTATCAGCGCAAAATCCGTATTGCGGAGTGTGATGCATACGAAACAGGCTATCAGCAGGGGCTGAAGGGAAACACGATCCACAAGGAAATCATGGTGCCGGATGTGCCAAAGTTGCCGTCAATGGCTGCACCTGTTGAAATGCCTCCAACCTTTGAAGAAAAGCTGAGGAAGCATGGCAGGGCTGTCGTGAAGCTGAAGTGAGGGAGGACTATATGAGCGTTATTCTTACATCGGAAGAAACAAAGTATGCACTTGAAACTTTGAAAGGCGCACAAGAAACGATACTTCGGATAGCTACTGAAGCCAATCAGGCGGTGGAGGACATCCGCAGGTTAGGTCGCATGGGAGCAAACATCTGCCCTGTGTGCGCTCATTATAACCACGGTGAAGGCAGCAAGGAACACTGCATCACCTGCATCATCAACCGGGATACGGACAATTTTGAATGGCGAGGTGTGAAGAATGGATGACTTCATCGAACGGCTTGCCCAGGATGTGATTGAGGGAAGAAAGACACTTTTGCAGATTGAACGTCACCTTATCAAGCGCGGTTGGACGCGCGAGGACATTGAGGAAGCCCTGCAAGATGTGCAGGGAGCTGTGTCACGGAGGAAGAAGGGCAATGGCTAACAAGTTCATTTTCGGCACGGAGATCATTCCACAGAAATTGCGCTTCCTGGTGGAGGAATATCACCGTCACCACAGAGATTCACATATTCAAGCTGTGACGCTCTACCGGGTGTCTGACCGTATGGATGGCAGTGGCGGTCTGGAATGGCTATTGACCCGCTATCTCAGCGAGAATGGCAAGGCGTACAGTTCGATTCTCCTGGTGGAGCATGACGGCAGGGAGGAATATCTGCATGAGATGTTCTTCAATGTGAGGAAGCAGGAAAAGGCCATGATTGAAGCATGGAAGGCGTTTGTGGAGGAAGAAGAAACATGAGCGGCGGAAGTATGAATTACCTGTGCTTCAAAGTCGAAGAAGAAGCAGTCGGCATGATGGCCGATGTGGAGCTTGATGAACTGATGAAGGATATTTCAACCCTGCTCCATGATTGCGAATGGTGGCACAGCGGCGATTATGGCGAGGATGGCTACCGAAAAAGCGTTGCAAAGTTCAAGGCAAAGTGGTTCGGCAAATCCGCACACCGAAGCAAGCGGCTTGAAAAGCTGATTGATGAAAAGATTGAGCAGGTGCGCAAGGAATGCCGTCAGATGATCGGTTTTGTGGAGGAAGACGGAGGTTCGGAAAGATGATCTACCAGAAGTTCAAGCATTGCGGCATGGATTGGCACGGTTTCAAGCGGACACATTGCCCTTATTGCGGTAAGAAGATTGACGGGGGCGCTGAAGATGAAAAGGACGTGTGATGTGGCGTTCCTTGATTGCCCGATATGCGGGAAGAAACCATATGTAGATACATACTATGTAACTGTTGCATGGGCATTCTGCAAGGGGCACGGATTCCACAGGCATAAGAAGGTGCAGGTGTTTGTCCCATATGAACAGCCCAGCAAGCTACTGAAAAGGCTTGCTCAAGAATGGAACCAGCTTGGGTATGAAGAAGCACGATTCTTGTTTAACACTAATGGGAATCCGTTTAAGGAGGTTGCAAAAGATGTATAAAGGCCGATATGTAGCATTGGTCGAGTATGATTTCAAGATTGATGAATCTGATCCGAACGTCAGACCTATTGAACATATACGGGATATGTTCAAAAGCGGAATGATGGAAACGGAACTTGCAAACTTGCTATGTGATGAGGTGTTTGACCCGTCAATTGGCAATTGCAAAGTGACGCAGACGTTCTTTGATATGTATGAGGTGATGAACGATGACGCTTGAACAGTTTATGCGGCTGGTTCCTGAAACACAGGAAATGCAAGTGTGTTACGACGATAGTTTCATTGTGCATGGCACAGAAGAATCCCTTGGTTGTATGCTGGGTGAAGATATTTACAATGGCGATGTAACCGAAGTGGAAGCCGAAGGTGATGTGCTGAAAGTGTGGGTGAAGGAGGCAGAACAATGACACCGAAGGAAGCAGCACTCCGACTGCGTGAATGGTATCAAGCGTTTAAGAATTTTGGGAAAGGCAACGAACCGACTGTAAAAGAGTTGCTCGAAGCTGCCGACCTGATTGAATCTATGGCGGCAGACCTTGACACACTTCGACAGTTTACAAAGGAACTGTCTGCCCGGAATGAGGAACTGCGCAAGAAGAACTTTCTGCTGAAACTGAAAGGGAGGAATAACCCGTGAAAAGTCCTGACGAGATCAAGAAGGGACTGGATTGCTGTGTTGACGGCAACATTGTTTGCGCTGGTAATTGCGTATTTGACGATGATGTCAAATTGGGCTACCCGGATTGCGTGAAGCTGCTCATGACGAATGCCATCGCCCTCATCCAGCAGCTTGAAGCGGACAAGCAACAGCTTGAAGGGATGCTCACCCACATGAACCAACTGCGCGATGCGGCGGCTGGTCGTGCTTTGAAGATGGAGGAACGTGCAGACAGGCTTGAAGCGGAACGGGATGCGGCGGTGAAGGACTTGGAAAACGTGTGCAAGCTGCTATCAATTTGTAACGCTTGTAAAGACCGTTTTGAGGGTGGCGAACTTTGCAGGGGTTGCTTCTGTTCAAGTCATTGGCAATGGCGCGGTGTACAGAAGGAGGAATGAACGTGGTCGGAATCAGGCATGGTGAAGGAATGCTGTTCTTTCAAAGAGTGGATGGCGAATATGAACCGTTGGGCAAAGTCACAGAGGGTATTGTGTTTGAAACGGTGGAGGATTATTCCGGTTCGGCAATCCATCAACTTGCCACGGAAGCAGAAGCCACGTTTACTTTGAATCTGACAAAACAGCAGATTGACAATTTCCTCGTTGAAGCCTTGGGAATCAAGAAGATGGTGCTTGATTTGGTCGGCGGCAGGGTTGCACACCTTGCGCGGCACGGGCGTAAACGCAAAACAAGGAAGAAGAATGTGCGCAAGGCTATCAAGATGCTTGAAAGGGCGGTGTAACAATGTACCGAGTGACGATTCAGCTTGAACACGGCTGCAAGGTGGAGTTTGTGGAGCCTTCCATTCTCCGAGCTGCTGTGAGGGTGGAGGAATACCACGATAACATGCTGTTTTGCGATATACATCAGATGGAAGAGGGTGTGAGTATTGGCGGAGGTAAAGTGGATCAAGATAGTAACTGACATTTTCGATGATGAGAAGATCCTTCTCATTGAGTCAATGCCGGAAGCGGATGCAATCATTGTAATTTGGTTTAAGCTGCTTACGCTGGCGGGGAAGCAGAATAAT